GGAACCGTGGCGCGATCTCAGCGGCTATCACGGAACGGTCGGCCCTTCCTCGCGCGCGGGGTACCACCCCCACCCCAACCGTGTCAAGCGGTCGACGTTCGTCGCCTCATGCGCTACCCTCGCGCGCCCGTACGCGCGTCTTCTGTCCTTCGATGGGACGTCGTCCCGGTCGACTCATGAGAGGCCCGGAGAACGGCTCACAGAGGCTCGGATCAGAGCTCAGAGACCAGCTCAGAGACCAGCTCAGACAGGCTCTGACCTGCGAAGATGCACGCGGACTTGACAGGACTGTGCAAGTGAGTGCAAGCTATGACCAGAACGAAGCACGGAGCGGGACGCAAGTCCGGTCGAAGTTCGGTCGCAGGTCAAGGGCCAACGGGAACACTCCAAGCCAAGTTGCACACCGAGCCAGACTCTGATAGAGTGTGACTCAGCAGCACAGAGAGACCGAGTAGCACCGATCACAGAGCGGGTGCGAACGAGGCGCATGTGAACCTGACGGTTCGGTCTCAGACTGTGAAGCACAGCACAACTTGCACAGCCCGGAGAGATCCGGTACAGTAGGACCCAGCAACACAGCAGGACCCAGCACCACCAGCCGGAAGCACAAGTTGCACACCGACCGGGAAGCTGGTAGAGTAGGACCCAGAACGAACGGCCCGGAAGGGCAAGGCGCACGGAGTAGGAACCCTCGCAAGGGGTCACCGCGAAGGAAGCGCGAGATCCTTGAGAACTGAACAGAGTGCCAAGCGACACAGACTCCCCTACCTGATTCATGGGTAGGAAGTGCCCACCTGATCGGTGGGCTGAGACACCCCCCAGGGGTGTCGGAGGGTGAGTAGTGCAAGGCTACGTCCCAGGTTCGATCCCTGGGCATCCACGATCACGGCGATCCCGCTGTGACAGTGTGACCGAGGAGTCATCATGATCAAGGCAACGCACCGTGAGTACACCGCAGCTCTCAGCTCGGCTCGCTCACAGAGCACCCTGATCGCCGCTGCTACCTCCGCTCCGGAGGAGATGCCCGCGTCGTACCGCTACTACCTCTCCGAGGACGGTCTGTCCGGTCTCGGGGTCGCCGGTGACGGTACCCTGGTGGGAGTGTTCTCCCTGGTCAAGGGGCGCGGTGAGGACATGATCTGGGAGTCGATCCTGCACTACGGAGCTGACCGTCTGGACTGCTTCGATGGATTCCTCCCGGACTACTACAAGCGCTTCGGCTTCGCCGAGTACGAGCGTGTCCCGAACTGGACTGCCGGTGAGCCGGACGTCGTGTTCATGCGCTTGACTGTGTGACAGTGTGAGCGTAGGGTGAGAGGCACACAGGGAGGTTCGAGTCCTCCCCACCCACTGGGCAACTCCGCCCTGATGAGAGGAACCAACATGTCTGTGAACCTCGACAAGACCCGCTCGTCCATCGCCCGTAGCAAGCGTGCGGCGAGCTGGAACCGCCGCCTCCGGAACAACGACCTGGACGCTCTGAAGCGACAGTTCGCCATCCAGGCGTACCGAGCGTCGAAGTAGTAGGCGGTCCCGATGATCTACCCGAGTGGTGTGTGGTTACGGGATCGACGGCAAGAGCGAGAGCCCGACGAGATCGGGTACCCAGAAGTGCACAGGTGAGATCGCCTGCGGGCCACTGGGGGACGTAACAACTGGCGCGACTGGCAGACATCCGGGTTCGAGTCCCGGACGCGCACTCAGCGACAATGCTGTGACAGTGGGAGCAACTGTGATCGACATCGACATCGACACCCTGACCGAGTGGGCCGAGAAGGCTCTGGAGCGTCCGGGGGATGCCTCCTTCTGGGATGAGCGGCTGTACTCGACGCACGGGTCGACCCTGACCTGGGCTGAGCGTGGGGACGACATTCTGGAGGAGTCGAACTACCTGTCGGCTCTGGAGATCGTCCAGGGTGCGGCGGAGGACGAGGACGACGTGATCGACGCGACTTGCGGCCACTGGTTGGTCGGGAGCCTCCGTCAACTGTTCGTCCGTGTCTACGACGACGAGGGCAACTTCACCGCAGCGTGGAAGGCCATCGTAGAGATCGGCGAGGGCCTGGAGTCGTACCCGATCGTGGACGAGTCCGACTACTCCGAGCGTGAGTGGAAGCTCTACGAGGAGAACCTGAGCGAGGCGCTGGATGACGCCCAGCGTGAGTACGACCTCGACACCGACGAGGAGTCGCAGGCGATCCGTGACGCCTTCTACGACGTCCAGGGTGACCGACTGCCCTGGGACGGGGCAGATGTGAGCTGGGACGCGGTGGCCGAGCTGTACCGCGAGGTCCGCGACGAGTTCTTCACCGAGCTCGTCCTCGGGGTCCACCCCGACCAGCTCGTGCTCGACCTGAGCGCCTGACGGCGCAGCCTGACTGGCAGACACCCCGGTTCGAGTCCGGGGCAGGCGCTGGGCATCCCCTGAGTGGCAGGGGAGCTCTGATCTGAGGAGTGATCCAGATGGTCCCGAAGTTCCGCGACAACCGTGAGTCCACCCGCGACAACCGTCGCAAGGGCAAGGCTCTGGCGCAGGAGCGCAAGTTCGCCCGTACGGTCAAGTACGGTGTGCCCGAGACGTTCTCGGTCGAGATCAACAAGGAGTTCTGAGCATGATCGTGCAGCGCATCCTGAACCGAGTCACGGACGAGAACGTCCAGGACATCATCGACACGGCTGCCTACGGTGGGATCACCTACTGGGCGGGCGAGCCGACTCGGGAGGACTTCGACGCCCTGCCCGAGGGCAAGGAGTACACGATCCGCGAGGAGGGGGACGACCCCGATGACGCGGTGGCGCACTACCTGAGCAAGGACCAGGTGCGGCGGGCCTACGCCAAGCTGCTCGACCCCGGCCAGGAGTACGTGAACCGCACGATCCACGGGTACATCCTGGACTCCTGGCGGAACCGTACCGACGAGGACGGCATCGACTGCGGAGACATCGACGCAGACGCGGCGGACGTGATCGTGCAGGTGGCCCTGTTCGATGAGGTTCGGTACGGCTGAGCCGTAGGGTGACCGGCAGACACCAGGGTTCGAGTCCCTGGCACCCACTGGGCAACCCTGCCCTGATCGAGGAGTGACGCATGAGCAAGGTGACCCGCAAGCAGGCCGAGGCTGTCCTGGCGAAGCTGCGCGAGCACTTCGGTGACCCTGACGCCTTCACCCTGTACCCCGCCGAGCATGAGGAGATGGCTCCGGGTACCTGGTCGATCGCCGAGGAGGGCATCTACGACTGGCCGATGGAGGCGTGGCAGGTCGAGGGCATGCCGAAGGGCGTGTTCCTGGAGCCGCGTAACGGATGGTCCCTCGGGATCTACCCCGCTTGACGGGGCCGCAGTACCTGTGACAGTGTGAGCGCAACGCCGAACGAGAGAGTGAGAGCAACATGAGCATCCTGGAAGACATCAAGGGTCGCCACGTCTACAGCCTGGCCCGTGACGCCGAGACGCTGGACCCGGACGGCGAAGACTCGCCCGGTGCGCGACTGCTCAGCAGTGTGCGTGACAGTGTGATCGAAGCGGTCGAGTACAAGGTCTCGGAGGGTCTGACCCTGGTCGAGGCAGCCGAGGACGTGCGAGACGGCGACGAGCTCGGCGAGATCGCGGACGGTGCGCCGAGCGTCTACACGCACCAGGTCTGGACCGAGTTCCTGGACCTGGGTGGGTACCGCGAGGACCTGGAGCCCCACGACCTGAACGTGGACGACCTGAACAAGATCCCCGGCATCGCGCTGTACCACATCGCCTACCGCCTGGCCTCCACTCTCCTGGAGGAGATCGCCGACTCCGAGTGAGTCGAAGGGTGACCGGCAGACACCGAGGTTCGAGTCCTCGGCACCCACTCAGCAACAACGCTGTGACGAGAGGAACCCACCATGTCTCTGACCCGTCGAGGCAAGATCACCACCGCCTTCCTGATCGCCGCCGTCGCCTTCGGCATCGGTCGCACCCAGTCCTTCGAGGCGGGAGCGCACCCCGAGCCGGTGAAGGTGGAGACGGTCGCCTCCAAGACGACCCTGCCTGCACCCATCGCGGTGAAGGTCCCGATCCCCGACCTGCCGACCAAGCCTTGCTCGGACGACGGTGGTCGGTCCTGCTACTGGGACGTCAAGAACCAGCCTGCCTACTGGGTCGACCGCAACGACCGCGTGACCTACCTCCAACCCAAGCTGAACGACCAGACCAAGCGTCGCCTCTGGGAGGCAGGCCAGCGCAAGGCTGGAGCTGAGGACTGGGGCACGATCGACGGTCACCGGTTCTGCTGGGCGCACGTCGGTGACACCAGCTACATCAAGTGCTGGGACGGCTACAAGACGACCTCCTGATCGGAGGGCCAGCGCGAGAGGCACACACCCCGGTTCGAGTCCGGGGCGCGCACTCCGGGTGGACGGTGACAGCGTCTGCCCACTGCGAGAGGAACACGGCTGTGCCCTTCTACGAGTACAACCAGAACAACTCCGGTGGCGGCTTCGACTACGACGGAGACGCGGGCATCACGCACCACGTCATCGTGGAGGCGGCGACTGCGGAGGAGGCGGACGAGCGGGCCGAGGAGATCGGCCTGTACTTCGACGGCGAAGGTGACTGCTCCTGCTGCGGTGACCGGTGGTACGCCCAGGGAGGAGGCTGGGCAGGCGAGCAGGGCGACCCGGTCCCGAGCATCTACGGGACGCCGATCTCCGACTACGACTTCGGCTTCCGCTGGATGAAGGGAGATCGCCCCGAGGCGTACGTCCACTACCTCGACGGTCGCATTCAGGGGTACGGCTTCGACACCAAGGTGCTCGGGTGAGGTACCTCCGAGTGGTCGGGGTCCTGATCCTGGTGATCCTGGGGTTCGAGTTCCTGGTCGGGTGCGATGATCGGGAGTGTCTGGACCACACGACCACGGTCCACACGGTGACCACGTTCAACGGCAAGACCACGTCAGTGCACGTCGTCCCAGTGACGGTGTGCACCCGGTACGCAGAGGAGAAGTGAGTGGACCACGCAGAGATCGCAGCTCGGAACCCCGAGGCTGCCGCCCGAGTCGTCATCCGAGCGCATGAGCTGGGAGGCGACGTCGCCAACGCCTGGGAGGTCTTCGCCGATGGGGTGGGTGCGGTCAACGCCGCCGCCTACCTGCGGGCAGAGACCGAGCAGGCCGACGACATCGCACGACAGCACAACCTGGAGCGGTACCCCCTCTGAGTGAGGGGACAGCCTGACCGGCAGACACCTGGGTTCGAGTCCCAGGCAGGCACTCAGGGTCGACGGTGACAGCGCCGACCCACTGCGAGAGGAGATCTCACCCGTGAGCAACTACATCGCCGACGCCCTGGCCGACCTGCGCAACGTCCTGAACCTGGAGGCGCTGCCCGAGGAGGTCGAGGCGATCATCAACAGCCTGGTCGAGAACGAGCGCGAGGAAGCGTACGACGACGGGCACACGGACGGGTACTCGGAGGGCGAGGACTTCGCCTACTCCGAGGGCTACGACAACGGTCGCTCCGAGGGCTACGACGAGGGCCACGCTGACGGCTACGACGAAGGCTTCGAGGAGGGCAAGGAAGCTGCCGAGGACGACGCCGCCTGACTTGACTGTGACAGTGAGACTGTGACAGTGTGAACCACACACCAACCGAGAGGACACCGCAGTGAGCAAGATGGGCAGCCTGGTCATCGACCTGATCTCCTACGAGGAGGGCGCGCTGGACGACGCGGAGACGCTGGATCTGTTCGGCAAGCTGGTCAAGAGCGGCATGGCCTGGACTCTCCAGGGCCACTACGGGCGCACCGCCCGCAACCTGATCGACTCGGGGTACCTGACCGAGGAGGGTGAGGTCACCGAGTTCGCGGAGTACGAGCTCGACCTGGTGTGACAGTGTGAGTAGGTAGCGCGACCGGCAGCCACCTGGGTTCGAGGCCCAGGCGCGCACTGTGACTGCCTCAGAGGAGAGGTGGTCATCGAACGAAGGGAGCACCCAGTGAGGTGCGACGTGATCAACAGCCAGTCCGAGCAGTGCAAGAACGAGGTCCCCGCGCCGGGCATCTGCTCGACGCACAAGTACCGCCTCCGTCGCTACGGTGACGTGCAGGCCGACCGTCCCATCCGCCCGTACTCCGAGCGCAAGACTGGCAAGGTCGAGCGGTACGACGGCAACACCGAGGCCGAGCGGTTCTGGTCCCGAGTGGTGGAGGACGAGGGGCACTGGCTCTGGGGTGGGTCGTTCATCCGCGACGCTGCGGGCGAGGAGACCGACCAGGGGCAGGCCCTCTACGACGGCTTCAGCCAGACGGCGCGACGCATCGCGTACATCCTGGTGAACGGTGACATTCCCGACGAGGTCCGGGTGTACCACACCTGCTCGACCTGGTCCTGCGTCAAGCACACCGAGGCGCGCTACTCGGACGGCACCGTGTTCGTGCCGGTCCATCGAGAGCTGGCTGCCTGATGCCCTGGGTAGGCAACGAGTTCCGACACACCGTCGAGGAGTCGCTGGCCGACTTCACGTACGACGTCTACGGCTACGAGTACGAGGAGCTGCGAGACCGCCTCCTCGACCTGGTCAAGGCCGCGCGCTGGCAGGCGGCGCAGGAGCTGGCTGAGCTCGCCAACAACCTGCCCGACCCGATGGGTCGCAACTTCTACACCGGCATGGGCGTGAGCTACGCCGCCCAGTACCTGAACCCCTACGAGGAGGACCCGAAGTGAGCAACCCGACCCTACTGGTGGGCCTCAGTGGCTACGCCGGTTCCGGCAAGGATGAAGCGGCCATCGCCCTGGTCGCAGGAGGCTGGAGGCGAGACGCCTTCGCCGACAGACTGAGAGCCTTCCTGTACGCCCTCGATCCGTGGGTGAACATCTCGGTCGACGTCGGGCTGGCCCGGCTGAGCAAGGTGGTCGACGCCTACGGGTGGGACCGAGCGAAGCGCACCTTCCCCGAGATTCGGAGGCTGCTCCAGCGATGTGGCACCGAGGCCGGTCGCCAGGTGCTCGGAGCCCAGGTCTGGGTCGACGCCCTGATGAAGGACTTCGACGCCGAGAACGAGGCGCTGGTCGTGACCGACGTCCGGTTCAAGAACGAGGCCGACGCCATCCGGCAGGCCGGGGGAGTGGTCGTGCGGGTGAACCGCCCTGGCGTAGGCCCGAAGGCCGACCCCGGTGGGTGGGTGCATGAGAGCGAGGTTGCCCTCGACCACTACGACTTCGACGTGACCGTGCAGAACGACGGCACGATCGAGGAGCTGCATGACCGCCTGCTGGGCGTGACGCAGCTCATCCGACTGAAGACCCTCACCGCCTGAGTGCAAGTTGCATCGGGCCTGCCCAGTGTGTGACACTGGGACCACGAACGAGAGGAACACAGCAGTGACCACGTTGCACACCGTCCCCGACCTGGACGCGCTGCCCGAGGGCGCGATCATCGAGGACAACGAGGGAGACGGGGGCGTCAGCCTCGGGAACGGCACCTTCGAGGTCGTCGGCTTCCGAGACCCGGTGTACTCCAGCTTCTTCGCCTTCCCGGTCCAGCTCGTCTCGCCGTCGACCCAGCCCGAGCCTGCGCTGCGAGAGATCAAGGATCTCGACGCTCTACCGAACGGGAGCGTGATCGTGGGAGTGGACGCCGTCCCTCCGGCCTTCTTCAAGCAGGCAGGGCACTGGATCAACCCGACCAAGCCCATCGGCACCACGCAGAACGTCCAAGCCTTCGTCCACGCCAGAAGGTGGGGCTTCCGAGTCGCCCACCGCCCGGCCTGACCAACGTGTGACAGTGGGACCGGCTGAACGAGTGGCCGGTCCCCTTCGAGAGGAGACACATGAGGTTCACGCCTCGCGCTCAGGAGTACAACAAGATCGTAGAGATCCTGGAGTCCTCGGACTACCCGGACGCCAAGAGCATGGCCAAGGCCCTCATCAACGAGATGGTGGAGATCCTGTCCATGCGGGACACCTTCGCAGGCACCCACACCTGGAAGGACGGAGAGAAGGGCCTGAACTACGGCCCGTTCTACTCCGAGGCTGACGTCAAGAGCTACCTCCAGCACATGGGGGGCGTGGGCGGCAGGTTCAACGTCGTGAAGCTCTACTCACCCGGCGCGATGCGCGCCAACGACGTCGGCAAGAAGGGCTGGACCCCGTGGTGCCTGCATCCCGAGTGCGGCCATGCCCCCTTCATGCACTCGATGGCTGGCCCTGCCCGTGGCTTCTGCCATGTCGTCACCTGCCCCTGCGACAAGTACAAGAAGTGAGAGGACATCAACTGTGAGCAAGACCAAGACCGTCGACTACAGGTTCTGCGAGTGCGGCCTGAAGCGAGGCTTCCGCACCGAGCGGGACGCCGACAAGGCCCTGGGTCGAGCCCAGGCCAAGCGAGACCGAGCAGCGGAAGCCCGAGGCACCAGGCGAGGCAGCTACCGCGAGTCCCGCTACTACCTCTGCGACGAGGGCCTGTTCCACCTCACCTCCGAGTCCCGTCGCCACTTCAACGACCGGCTGGTGGCCGCATGACCAACGACGAGATCATCCTCGCCCTCGGCACCAAGCTGGGGCTCGCTGAGCCGACCAACGGCATGCACGTCCTCGACTCGGTCGAGATCCTGATCGCCGAGCACCAACGACTCCGCCTCCAGCAGGCAGCGATCATCCGCAAGGCCAAGAGCCAGCATCCCAACACTCTCGCCGCCATCGCGGCATCGTTCAACCGAAGGGGACTGTGACAGTGACGCAGAACACCGACCCGATCGCCGTCGTCTACGGCTACCACCAGGCGAAGCTGTTCCCCGAGGTCAAGCCCGAGAACGTCATCCCGTTCCGCCTGATCCACCTGCTGAAGGACCGCAGCCCGTCCGTCATCTACCGCACCGGCCTCGGCAAGAGCCAGTACGCCTGGCGGATGCTGGAGAAGCTGGAGGAGTTCGCCCAGGAGGGCGTCGAGATCATCCACCTCCGCCAGTTGCAGGCGGGTGTGTAACTTGCACCACCCGAGGCACGCAGGATCACGCAACGGGCTGGGGGTGGCTGCGGGAGTCACCGCACTCACCTCCGCCCTCTCCCTGGGCCTGCTCGGTGGTGCACTCCTGGTCGACAAGGCCAAGGACCCCGAGCCCACCCCGATCCACGACACGCAGCCCATCCCGACCGTCACGGCGACCGTGACCGTCACCCCGAAGCCCACGCCGAGCAAGGCGAAGCCGTCCCCGAGCAAGGTCGGTACCTCGCGGAGCACTGAGCGCACGGCGAAGCCGTTACAGACCCCTCGGGAGATCGGTCGGGAGCTGGCAGCCGAGCGCGGGTGGACGGGGGCCGAGTGGACAGCACTCGAAGACCTCTGGACCCGCGAGTCGAGCTGGAACCCGCACGCACAGAACCCGACGAGCACCGCGTACGGCATCGCCCAGTTCCTGGACTCCACCTGGGCTGGCTACGGCATCGCGAAGACCTCGGACGCCCGCCTCCAGATCAAGGCAGGGCTCCGCTACATCGCCGCCCGCTACGGCACTCCATCGAACGCCCTCGGCTTCTGGCTGAGGCAGTCGCCGCACTGGTACTGAGAGGAACACACCATCACCATCACCGTCAGGTCCGACCTGAGCGTCGAGCTCATCAAGTCCAACGCGACGGACGCAGACGTCGCCCGAGCAGCGCGAGTCAGCACCATCGGAAGCGACTCGCTGTCCCTCAACCGCCCCTCCGAGGGGCTGATCAACTACCTCATGCGGGACAGGCACGGCAGCCCGTTCGAGCACGGCTCCTTCACCTTCTACATCGAGGCCCCCATCTTCGTGGCCCGAGAGTTCTTCCGTCACCGCGCTGGCTGGAGCTACAACGAGGAGAGTGGCCGCTACCGCGAGCTGCGCCCCGTCTTCTACGTGCCGTCGCGTGAGCGCAACCTCCAGCAGGTCGGCAAGCCCGGCGCGTACACCTTCGAGCCCGGCACCGAGGCGCAGTACGCCTCCGTCGCAGCGTCGGCGAAGGACAGCTACCAGGTGGCGTGGAACGCCTATCAGAACCAGCTCCAGATGGGCGTCGCCAAGGAGGTGGCGCGCAACGTGCTGCCGGTCGGCATCTACACGTCCTTCTGGGCCACCTGCAACCCGCGCAGCCTCATGCACTTCCTCTCCCTCCGCACCACCGACGAGGGCTCGAAGTTCCCCTCCTTCCCGCAGCGCGAGATCGAGATGGTGGCCGAGAAGATGGAGGACTACTTCAACCACGACATGCCGCGCACCTGGCTGGCCTTCCACAACAACGGACGGGTAGCCCCGTGATCGAGATCCGGGAGTGGATGATCACCGAGGATGGTGAGCTCATCGACTTCGACCCCGAGTTGCTGTAGCGCACAACGAAGCCCCCGCCTCACCTTCGAGGACGGGGGCTTCTTGCGTTGTGGCTCAGAACTTGCTGGCGAACGAGTCCTCGCGGATGAGCAGTCGCTCCCGGATGTCGGTCGGGTAGATCAGGTCGAGCTCAACCTTGGGCGCACGCACCTTCGGGATCTTGGTCCGCTTCACGGTGCAGACGACGCCGACCCGGACCAGGTCCGAGGCCATCGCGTCCATGCCGCCCTCCTCCCAGTGCTCTCGGAACGTCTTGCCTCCAGCCACCTCTGTCCACCGATCCTGCGTGGTCTCGGGGTCGATGGCTTCGAGTTCGGCGATCAGCTTGTCGAGCGTCTGCTCCGCCTGCTCCCGAGTGAACCGCGTCTTCGTGAGCCGACCGCCCGGCTCCAGCCCCGTCATGTAGTAGGAGATCGACTCCTCCAGGCGGGCCACCTCCTTGCGCATCTCCTCACCTCGCGCGTACTCCCGGCGCATGACCGGCAGGTCTCCGATCCGAGCCAGCACCTTCGCCACCAGCGCGTCGTAGACAGCCTGCGGATGCGGAGCTCCGAGCCCACCGCTCTGGCAGTTCTGACACCGCAGGTAGGCGTACTCCCCGTGCTTGTTCCGGGTGTGGTGCACGGTCATGTTCGTCATGCAGTCGGCACACTTCAGGACGCCCCGGAACTTCGTCGCGCCGCTGGGCTGGCGAGGCGGCTGGTTCTTGTTGCGCGAGTCGAGCTCCTTCTGGAGGGCATCCCACTCCTGCTCCGTGAAGATCGGCGGACCTACCTGGATCGGCTGGCCGTCGTGTCCGAGGACGACCTTCGACCGGCGCAACCCGCCCTTCTTGTCCTCCTCCACGCGCAACCCCAGAACGCCAGGGTTGCGGAGTCGACGGATGAACGTGGCGGGCGTGAGGCCCGACGTCGCCAGGCCCTCCTCCTTCATGGTGGCGACGGCCTGGCGAGACGAGGTACCAGCCATGACCAGCTCGTAGGCACGACGCAGCGCCGGGGCCTGCTCGGGATGGTGGACCAGACGGTTCTTCCCGTCCTTGTCTCGCGCCGTCGTGTACCCGTACGGAGGCTTGCCGACCAGCCACTCGGCCTGGGTCTTGTTGTAGTTCCACAGAGACTCGACGCGAGTCTTCGTGTTGGCCGCCTCGATCTGCGCGATGCCGCCGAGCAGCGTCACCATGATCTCGCCCGCAGGCGTGCTCAGGTCGATCGGGTCGTTCTTCGAGATCAGGTTCTTGCCGTACCGCTTCGACCAGCCGATCATCTCGCTCAGGTCTTGCATGTTGCGGATGAACCGGTCGACCTTCCAGAACAGGAGGGCGTCGAACTCGGGGACTCGATCGTTCAGCCAGGCACCCAGGGACTTGCGCTTCCACGGGGGTACCTTGGTTGCCGACACGTTCAAGTCCGAGGCGACGCCGACTACTCGCATCCCTCGGTCGCGGGCCAGGACCCGGAGATCCAGCTCCTGACGAACGGGCGAGGTGGTGTCCTCAGTGAAGACGGACAGACGCACGGACAGCAGGGCGCGCGGGGCGTCGGCAGGTAGTAGGGACTCGGCTTCTTCAAGGCTTCGTAGTAGGGCGAGGTCGGCTGGACTCCACTCCGCCTCGACGTCGTACTCCGGTAGTCGGTTGCTCATGGCGACCAACCTACCACTGGTTGTGACCCTGTATCCGTCTGCCCCCAGATGGATACATGGCCACAACTGGCACCGTCTGGTGGGAAGATGCTCCCCCTCACTGTCCGACAGGGCTCTGACCTGCGGGAACGTCCGTGAACGCCCCGATCCTGGAGCGGTTGGCCGAGCTTGTCATGGCCCTGCCCGAGGACCAGCGAGAGGTGATCGTCGCCTCCATCGTGCCGCCGACTCCAGCTCCAGCACCCCCGCGAGTAGCGGAGTCTCGGCCCCTGCCGCCCGCCCGACGTCCGTCCATCATCGAGTGGGCGTAGAGGACGACGACCCACCATCAGGGCGTCTCGGGTGCCACCGAGAACGAGTCCCTGTTGCAACCTGATCGGCGCTGTCAGTGAGCCGCCGCCTCCTCGACCGTACGCCGGTCAACGCCGGACGTCGATGCCTGCCTCGCGCCGTAGCTGAGTGCAAGCGTTGACCAGGGCTCGGTGATCCGACGCCGTCACGGGGAGCGTTGAGACGCGCGCCTCCCCGGCGTACACCCCGATGTGGGTGCGCCCTTGCTCCAGCCGGTAGCCCTGCTCGATGAGCCGCCCTTGCAGCTCGCTCCAGGAAGACGGCCAGCGCCGCCCTGAGCCGCCCGAAGATCGGGGGATGGACATCTTCACCGGGACGCCCACGACAGGCGTTCCTGTGCCCTCCTCTGCCCGTCGTCGGGGACGTACACCGACGAGGACGTAGTGCCCTTCACTGTGACCGGGCTCGACGTAGCCCTGCCACTCCTTCCCAGCAAGACGAAGCCGGGTCTCGCTTCCCTCGACAGGGGTTACGGACTCCGGCTCCGACAGGTCGGCCTCGACGTCAGGCCAGTAGGTCCCCCGCTCCTGCATGTTGGCCAGGAGCCTCGTCGTGGGGTGGAGCTGCATCAGGTACGCGCCGCCTCGTACTGCTCGACCACGGCCTTCGGCACCCGCCCCGTGGCACTGACCTCGACACCGTTCTCGGAGGCCCACTGGCGGATCGCTTGGTTGTCCTGCTTCTTGGTCGTTCGCCGTCGAGTCTGACGGGCTGGCGACACCTTCCGAGCGGCGCTGACCCAAGGGGCCATCGCCTTCAGCATCTTCGCCTCGTTCTTCTTGTTCAGCTCGATCTCGTACGTCGTGCCATCGACGGCGAACGTGACGGTGCGAGCGGTACCCGTCCCGTCGATGTCATCCACCAGCTCGACCACGACTCTCTCGTTCTTCATGCCCAGAACGGTAACGCAAGAAGGCCCCCCAGTCCGAAGACCGGGGGGCCAGTTCGTAGGTCAGAGACCTTGCTTCTTCAGGAGCTTGTTCTGCTCCTTCAGTAGCTTGTTCGTCTTGCGCGTAGCGCGGGTGTTCTTCCGAGCGGAAGCTGCCATCCGTTCCTTGTCCGACTTCCAGTCGATGAGACCGAACGTCGAAGCCGACATGACCTTGCGAGTGACGCCCATTGGGTGCGACTCCTTCCAGTAGAGGGAGCCGCACCCTACAGCATCAGGTCAGCGCACCGGGCAAGCGCCCGAGGCGCAGTCCTCGTCGGTCGAGTCCTCGATCCGGGTGAGCTCGTACTGGTCGAACTCCGCCTCGGAGATCCGCTCGTACGGAGCCTGCTCTCGCGTGCCGTCGACCATGATCGTGGTCCCCTTCAGGTGGGGGAGCCAGCTCTCGATGACCGCCATCACGTCGTCCACGTCCAGGCCCTCGGGCACGTTGGCCGTGAAGCTCACCGCGTTGTCGGCGTAGTGGGTCTGGTACATCGCCTGGAAGCACAGCATCTGGTCGAGCGTGAGCTCGTCCGCCGACTCCACCAGGTCCGGGTCGAAGCCCATGTCCTCGACCTCGGCGACCAGCTTGTCCTTCGTCGGGAAGGTGACCACCACGGTGTTGCCGGACTGATCGTAGACGCAGGTGTCCACGGCGTAGCCCTGAGCGAAGAAGCGGTCGACCGAGGCAGCCTGGTCAGCGTCCGCCAGGGAGAAGCGGACTCGACGCAGGAACGTCCGCCCGTAGATCGGGTGGATGCCCTCGGTCACGCCCGGCATCTTCGCGATGGTGCCAGTCGGTGCCACCGTGGTGACCTTGACCGGCTCCGGGATGCGCAGCTCGAAGGCGTACTCACGGGCCGTCTCGCGGACGACGTCGTACAGATCCTCCAGGAGCGACGGCATGAACGAGAAGGGAGCGACCGAGTACCGGATGCCCGACTTCGCGAGGAAGCCCTGGACACCGAAGTGCCCGACACCGATGCGCCGGTTGGCCGCGAGCTTCGCCGCCTGGCCCGCGTCGTTCACGTCGCCGTAGGTGGCTCGGATCAGGAAGCGGGTGACCAGAGCGTGCGCCTCCTGCATGCCAGCGTGGTCGAACTCTCCATCCTTGACAGTCGGGGCGAACGCATCCAGGTTGACGTGACCGAGGTTGCAGTTCTCCCAGGCTTCGAGCGCGATCTCACCGCAGGGGTTGGTCGCGATGACCTCGCCGACCTCGCCCTCGTTGGACAGCGAGCTGTTCCAGTAGCCCGGCTCCCCGTTCGTGAGCATGCCCTCGACCACCGCACGGTGGACCTCGACCGCAGTCGGCTCACCCAGCGCGAGGCGCTTCGTGAACTCGTCGTCAATCTCGACCGAGATGTTCGTCGTCCAGTGCTTCGAGCCGTCGCGCTTGCACTCCAGGAAGTCGCCGATGAACTCGTCATCCCAGTGGCAGATCGCCATGCGAGCCGAGCGACGGTTGCCGCCCGAGACGACACACTCCGCGATGGCATGGTCGATCTCCATCGCCTCAGTCGGGGTGAGGTGAGCAGGCACCGCCCACTCGCCAACCTCGGACGCGGAGTGCGACATGACCTTGCCGATCTCCTGCATCATCCGACCGAACGGAGCAGGACCCGAGGCCGTACCGCCGAACGTCTTCAGTCGGGCACCCTTGCCCCGGACTCGGCTCACGTCGTAGACGCGGTTCTGGTGGACGACCTCGCCGTCCGTCATGAAGGTGTCGACCAGGTCGACCAGGGCGTCAGCCCATCCCTCACGGGAGTCCTCCACCTCGAAGGCCCCGTCCCAGTCCGAGTCGTACTCGGAGGACAGCAGGCCCGACGCCTTCATGTCGGCGTAGTCAGGGTGGGTCGGGTCGCACACGATGTGGACGTTGAGCTCCCGACGCGGAGCTCCGTACGGCTGGAGGAAGCGGGAGCTGTAGTTCGCTCCGACACCCCCGCCCTCCATGAGGCGGAGGAAGGTGAACTCGAAGTGCTTGGCCAGCGTCTCGCCCCAGCCCGAGACGTGGCAGTTGAACAGGTACTGACGGCCCTTGACGCCGGATGCCCAGAGGTGACGGCCAGCCGGAAGGATCGCGAACCGCTCCATGTAGGCGGTCAGCTTCTCCGCCTCCTGCGACACTGTCACATCCCAGCCTGCGCGGGGACCGTAGACCAGGGCGAGGTTGCCCTCGACCACGCGGGCCACAGTCTCGGGCCAGGTCTCCTTCTCGCCGTTGGCCTTGGTCCGCGAGTACGTCCTCTCGTAGACGGTCTGACCGGTCGGGCCGAAGGGGATGGTGTTGCTCACTGAGTGGTTCCTCCTTGATGTCGATGTCTCTCACTGCCGCAAGGCGACAGCCCCGAAGGACTGCCGCCTGCGAACTCACTTGCACACTGTACCACTGTCACACTGGTCTGCCGGTCAGCTCCCCGAGGACGACGATGATGCGCTTCAGGGTGCCCGCGCTGTACGCGGCCAGGTCGCACAGGTTCAGGATCTGCGCTGCGGTCTCCTCGGGCGACGGCGAAGTGAGGGACATGTAGTCCAGGCACTTCACCAGCCGCTCGTCCAGGTAGGGGACAGCCGCCTTGGCCGCCTCGCCGAGCAGGTCGAGCTGGCGCTGCTTGGCGTAGTTCGCGAGCTCGCCCTCGTTGTACGGGCGGGAGACGATCGTGTTGTCGACCAGCCGCTCGTAGTAGGTCAGGGTTGAGTCGTCCCAGAACTCCACTGCGTTGAGCTCCATGCCTTCGGGTGCTGCGGTCACGCTGCTTCCTCCTTCACGTCGTAGCCATCCACGTACCGGTCCTGGTTCAGGTAGGCAGCGATCTTCCCGATCGCCCGCTCACACCGTCGCTGGGCCGTGCTCTTGTTGCAGCCCTCCTCGAATGCGATGAACTCGTACGTCCAGTCCAGGCCGTACCGCATGAGGGTGGCTCGCGATTCCTCCCACGACAGCCCGCCCGCGACCGCCCACCTCCATGCCGCGTTCATGTCGGCGAGGTGGGCGAACAGGGTGTTCGCGTGCTTGGGGTTGGCCTTCACCTTCGGCATGTCCGCATCGGGTGCGGTCTCGTTCTTCACGCCGTAGGCCGAGGCCGGGTCGAAGTGGGCTGGGAGAAGCTGCTCCACCAGAGCCCTGTCGTACGCACCTGCCACTCAGACCCCCAACCCTTCGAGCTTGGTGAGGTTGGCCTCGTAGCTCGTCATCCGCTTCGACGTCCGCTTCGTCGCGGACTGCTTGTTCTTGTCGGTCAGGTCCTGGACGAGGCGGGAGTACAGCAGGCCCGGCTCGCCGATCGCAGCCCGCAGGTTCTGCCGCGTAGCCACGAAGATCAGCCCGTCCTGGTAGGCGTCCTCGAACTCGGTGGTCTTCGTGTCGTCGTACTTGTTCGCGATGTGCCGGGCAGCCCGGCTGATCACACGGTCGACCTCGTTGCCCGGCTCGTACCAGGACCAGTCGGCTTCCGCCTGCGCGACCTCGGTGGTCGGCTCGATCTCGATGATGTTCATCGGACCACCTCCTTCAGGTTCGTGTTGCCGTCCTTGGTGACGGCGACGATGAGGCCAGGGGCACCGGTCGTACCCTTGGCGTGCCTCCACCAGGTGCTCTCCGACTCCATCGCCGGGGGCTGGATGAAGGTGCGGAACCCATCGGTGTCGACGTGTTCGTGGTGCAGGTGGCCAGCCAGCAGAAGGTCGGCCTGGTGGAAGGCGGACGCTCGGTTGAACGCCTGGCCCTTCCAGTAGTCGAAGTGCTTGCCCGGTCGGAACTGGTGACCGTGAACGTGGGCGACGACCGTCCCGCTGCACTCGACTACGACGCTCAGCTCGTCCGTGTCCGGCACGAAGAACTCGACGTGACCGAACCGCTCGGGGCTCAGGTCAGCCGCGTCCTTCACGGCGATCAGGGACTCGGTGTCGTGGCTGTCGTCGTACCGCGTCACGCCCTTGCCGTTGATCCGGACAGCCTCACCGTGGTTGCCAGGTACAGCAGCCATCGTGAGCCGAGCGACCATCGGCGCGAACAGGAGCAGGGCATGGAGCATCACTCGCCGGGTCAGGCGGATCTGCTCGTTCAGCGTGAGCACCGTGCGCCAGGTGTTGGCTCCACCCTGAGAGACGAAGCCCTCGATGTGGTCACCGAGCCAGGCGATGTGGACGTGGCCGATCGGGAAGCGCAGCCGGTACTGCTCCAGCAGAGCAGCCGCCTTGTTCAGGCAGTCGATGGTTCGTTCGAGCGTTCCCTCGACACCGTCTCCGTCGATCTTGCCGAACTGCATGTCGCCGATGGCGACGATGAAGGTGAACTCCCCCTCGGTCTGCGACACTGTCACACCCGGACCGTAGTTGTCAACGGCACGGATCAGCTCGTCCAGGTCCAGCGGGTCACCGTCGAGCACCGGGTCACGGCGCTTGAAGGTGTAGCGGTTGCTCACCCCGACGTCGCCGTTCGCCATCGTCCACTCGCCAGAGCGGAAGCCGGTCGCGATCCACAGCTCGGGGTCCTCGCCCTTGCTGCGCAGGTAGTCAGCCGCAGCGCTCTCGTCCACCTCGTCGGGCAGGCCGCGCACCGTCACCGCAGCGACGTCGCCCTGCACCTCGATCTGCCGGGTGAAGTCCTTGTCGGGGTTGGTCTTCCGAGCAGGGACGCTCGGGCCGACAGGCTTCTTCAGGAGCTCATCCTTCAGAGACACGGTTCAGGCTCCTTCGGTAGGTACGGATCGTGGAGGCGGACACGTCGTGCCCGTACTTGCGCAGCGTGGTCGAGAGCCAGTCAGCACTGGTCCCTCCGAACAGATGGTCGAAGAACAGGTCCCGCTCACGCTCACCGAGCGCCTGCCAGACCGCCTCAACCTTGGGGAACTTCTCGGTTCCCGGTAGGGGCATCAGCCCTCGCCTCGGTCGAGCTGGGCGATGGCAGCCACAGCCTGTGCGGCCAGGAGGACCAGCGCCTCGCGGCGCTCCTCGTTCGTGGTGGCAGCACCCGCAGCGTGAGCGTCCTCGACCAGCAGGCCGTCCGCTCCGAGCTTGCCGTTGTCGGCACGATGCCGGTTCACCGAGATCCAGCGCAGCTCCTGCTCAGCGTGGAACGCCTGGCCCTTCTCGGAGCTGGCACCCCCCAAGAAGGGGAGCGCGAGGTTGTCGTCGGCCTTGTCCTTGATCTCGTTCACGATCGCGGTCAGCGGGTTGGCCTTGCGGGTCGTCTTCTTCTCGGTCGTCACAGTCGCCTCGGTCACTTCGAGTCCTCCGTCTTCATCAGTGCGTACAGGGCGTCAGCCCCGTGCTTCAGGTAGGTGTCGGTCACGTCCCCGTCCCGCAGGCGAACGCCCTTGGCGGAGCGGAGGGAGCGGGTGATCTTGGCGACCAGCTCCGCTCCTGCGTCGTCCGGGTCACCGAAGACCCAGACACGGTTGAAGCCAGCCAGCATGCGCCGGTAGTGGTTGCGCCAGCCCTGTGCACCAGGCACAGCCACAGCCGGGATGCCGATCATGTTCAGGACCATCGCGTCGAACTCGCCCTCGGTGACGGCGATCTCGGTGTCAGCCCGGTGGACAGCGCCCACGTTGAACATGCGGGGCGGCTCGTCCTTCATGCCCATGTACTTGCCGTGGCCGAAGTCACGGTGGTTGTGGTCCTGGATGCAGCGGAACCGCATGCTCAGGGGCTTGCCGTTCCGGTCCAGGTACGGGATCGCGAGGAAGCCTCGGAACCTCTCGTGCCCAGGGAACGGATCAGCTACGACGCCAACGCGGTTGGTAACCGCCGCCGTTCGATCCAGCCCGCGACTGACCAGATACCTTGCGGCCTCCGCCGTAACGGCTGCCTCGTAGCTCGCTGTCGCTTCTTCCAGAGCTTCCCTCTGGGAGGCCGAGAGTGGTTGCAACGGTTCGTGCTCCACGGAAGTCTGTCCCCTCCTTCAACATGATCATCGTGTAACTGTCGCCGCCTTCTCCGCAGGAGTGG